TGCAACATCAGCAGCACTTTCCTTCACTGTGATAGTGATCAGACCCCAGTCCGAAAGCAACTGCACAATGCGATTGCGACGCTGAACATCATTGATGCTCAGGTTTGCTTTCTTACCATCAAGAGCAAACAACTCTTTGAAGTGAACGATATAGTAACGACCCTGCTTGTGTAGGATGTGGCAGGATTGATACAGTTTCTTTTCTTTACGGGAGGCAACTCCGATTCTAGTTAGTGTCTCACGAACCTTCAGGAAATCATCTGGTTCTTTGAGACTCACCTCCACCATGCTGTCAGCGGTCCATTTGACCTCTTCAGAGATCGCAGTCATCTTTTTCCTCCCATGTCATATTTGTTTCTAAGGATTTCAAGTTGGGTTTTGGTAAGAAGATTAAGGGCGATCTTTGCTTTCTCGTTACTATAACCATAGTGCCGTTTAACTAGATCCAGATCTGCGATCTGTTCTTTCTTCAACCAAGGCGAGAAACGTTTACGTTTTCTCAACGTATTTATATAGAATTGATACTGCATGTCCTTGTCGAGATGAGCGTTGAGGTTCATCTCGTTTGCAAACAGGATGGCATCAATCTGTCCAGACAGACATCTATTGACGATGTAGGGAGGGTAGGAGGAGATACAGTCAGGATCCTCCTCCAAGTAGTTTTCTTTTGTGTGGTTAACAGAGTTGAGCCAGTCTTTAAGTTCTTTCTTCATAAGAATGTTCTGATCGGACCAGTAACTCCAGTTCTGTTGCTGTTGATTCTGTAGATGCATACAGAACCATTCTTCAATGTCACATGCACTTCATCACCATTGATGATTGCTGTCTGAGAGTTTGGGCAGAACGTTGCCATTCCCCCACGTCTCGTGTGATACAGTTGACAGTACCCGCTAGGGAGTACACGAACCCCTAAACTTCCCATAATTAGTTAAAATCAATTCACGACGTTGTTTCTGATCCGACATGTATGTACCTGTGGATCTCATAGTATAAGTGTGCTCGTAATCATACTGACACCATTCAAGGAACCTCTCGATGATATCGGGGTGATCGTTGTAGGAGATCATGACGTTGCATAGACATGCGTCCATCACGTCAGCGAAGCGAGCATGGTCAAACCCTTTGTGCATCTGACCTTTGTTTCCGTAGAGAACATCCTTGATATTATACGGAGGATCTGCATAGATGAAAGTTAACTTCTCATCAGCAGCAAGTTCTTGGTAGTCAAGGTTAGTGATCTTCCAGTTCCGAATTAGATACGAGTAATCCTTCAGTTTGAGGATCCCTCGCATTGTGAAGTTATTGTCGGAGGCTTGTTTGGAGAAGGAGGAAGATTCAGTAAGACCAGAGAAACTGCACTTATTAAGAACATAAAAAGCAATAGCTCTATCCGTGTTACTTTGCGTTCCGTCATTGATTACATCCTTTGCTTGAAGGAATAGACCGTGGGCAGAACCTTGATCTGGAAATCTAGACTTCAGTTCTTGTAGTTTGCGTTGCAGTTCGTCAGGGTTATCCCGAAGAACTATCCAAAAATTATACAGTGGTTCATATAAATCATTGACCCAGATAGGAACATCCTTGGGAAGACGCTTGGTCATCTCAAGGGCGACGCTACCACCACCGAGGAACATCTCTCGATACTCTGTGATCTCCCTGCTGGGGAGATACTTGAGAAGTTTGGTCAATGCCCTAGACTTTCCTCCAGGGTATCTTAGCGGGGTCTTTAGAGATTTCATTTGAATTGACACTCAACCATAATTTCAGTGAGTGCTGCCAAGAGATTGATTTCTTGATCAGCAACAAAGGCAGACTGGTATTGATACTTACCAATGATCAGAACTGCTTGGGGAATGCTCTGAGGAACGAGACAATCGTATAGAGAATCATACACGGTCCTAAGGATCACATTCGGGTCATTGTCAAGATTAGAAACAATCCACTTGCGAACAACAGAGAACTCTTTGTTCTTAAGTGCCTTGACAAGTTCACCAAGTCGAACTTCACTCAGCGCCGCCAGAATGCCAGTGTCAATTGTCCCCGAGGAGGAGTAGCGTTGGAGTTCGTTGAGAACCCTTCGGAAGTCTGGGAAGTGCTTTTGAATAACTTCTGCTGCAACTTTCGGGTCATACGAAATGCCCTCGCTCTCAAGTATAGTCCTGACACGGTTGAAAAATTCTCCTGCCAGTTGTACTTTTGCCTTACCCTTGATGCCGAAGTCGATGACTGAGCACCGAGAGTGGAGGGGAGCAATGATTTTGTTCTTGTAATTACAGGTGAAGATGAACCTGCAGTTGCCAGCAAATTCCTCAATAGACGCCCGTAAGAGGAGTTGTACGTCGTGGGTCGTATTATCTGCTTCGTCAATGATGATGACTTTGTGTTTAGCAGTTGACGTAAGCGATACGGTCGAAGCGAATTGTTTCGCATGGTTTCGGACAGTATCAAGGAATCGACCTTCGTCGGATCCATTAATGACATAGTAATCTACTCCAAGTTCATGACAAAGTGCTTTGGCAACAGTGGTCTTACCAATACCAGCGGTGCCACAAAGAAGAAGGTTGGGGATCTCCCCACCATTAACAAAGTTTTGGAATACATCTTTGGTCTCTTGAGGCAAGATGCATTCCTCAATAGTTTGTGGGCGGTACTTTTCCACCCACAGAAAATCATCCTTCATACTTAGAATCAGGTTCAAGTGCGATCAAATATTCAAGGTCCAGGGTTTGGTGCCTGAACAGAGAAGCGTTATGCTTACTCACAATAACAGAGTATCCGCCAGGAAGCAACTTCAGATTCTCAACTTTGAAGTTGAAACAGAAGGAGACATCGGTTTCACCAACGCTCACTGCATAACTGTTGGATGTATCATTCTTCTTGTCGCGGACAACAAGATCAATCTTCTCACCGTCACCAACAACGGAGAGGTCTTCGATTTGATAAACACTCGCTGCCTTGATGATGTTAGAAATATCATTAGCAGACACCAGGAAGCAAACATCTTGACTAGGAAGTTCTACTTTCTTTTCGGGTGGAGTAACAATGGTCGAAGGATCAGCAAAGAAATACCGAGAGGTGTTCCTGCTATCTTTGATAGTCACATAGTTGGGGTGACTAAAGTCAAACTCAGGGTCATTGAAAAGGGAAAGACCAGAGAGAAACTCACTCAGATCATAGATCGCAAAGTCACGAGGGAACTCTTCTTTGATCTGAGAACGACCCAGAATGTTTTTCTGGATCGAAAGCGTGGAGAGTTCGGTTCCTTTCTTGAAGCAGATCGACTGATTGATCGAAGAGAAGTTTCTCAGAATGTCGAGAGTGCTTTTAGAAAGTTTCATAGGATTCACGTACTGCGTTTTTGTCGTTGAAGTGGAGGAGAAGAACTGCGTAGTGCAGGATCTTCATAATATCACGGCGGGCGGTGCCCTTCTTATCATAGCGCGAAGCGTACTTCAGGATATTACTCCGACAGAATGCTTCACCATCTCCACAGGATTCAATCAGATCCAGAGTTTGAATGCCACCACTGGAGTAGTGTTGGTTGTAGGTGTTGTTGATGTACTCCAGAAGTTCTTTTACAATTTGATCTTCGTCGTACTTGTACTTGCTGGTGTTGATAGTGATGTTGTCTTCTCCAATTTTTACACTGTAGTAACTGTCGTAATCAACGACAGGATCGCGGTCATAGTTCAAAACAATTTTGTCGTCTTCCATAGCATCATAAAGTAAGGACCAGGCGTTAACCATAACAGAAAAGGAAATCGTTTACAAGAGATTCTGCTTTTTCTTTCCCGAAGGTGCTAGATAGATATCCCCCAACGGGATCTAGTCTAGTCATGTATTTGTCAAAGTCAGAATAGACGGTTGTGTCTGTGCCTCTTGGCATTTTACATTCTAACATATCCTTGTAGATGGTCAAGTATTTTTTGAACATCTCAAGATGATTGTTGACCTCAGACATCGTACACTTAGCAACGTAGATGTTCTCAGAGAAGTGGTTGCCAGGTTCAAAGAACCGATACTCACCCTCTGCCTTAGGGAGATCTGGATGAGAGAACAGATAGTTCTCTACTGGGTGTTGGAAGTCAAACACCAAGATGACTTTCTTATCAAAGAAACCCATCAGATCCATTCCGAAACAGGGTAAATTCTCACCCGTCTTGGGATAGATGATGTTGTTATAGATGCAGGACTTCTCGTTCCAGATGTTGACTTCCCTAGACTTGAGAATGCATTCGTTGCTGTAGATCTTGGCGGAAAGGGAGGTGCCTTTGTCCTCCCAGTCTGCCCAGTCACAGATGTTCTCAAGGTCAGGGAAGGTTTCCCACACTACCTTCCTGTACTCCAGCCACAGATCCTTCATTGTTCTCTCCAAAGTTTACGTTTGCATCAACCTTATCATACAGTTCTTGAAATGCCTGCTTAGTCTCGTCGTCGAAGCGGTTGATGCAGGTGGTCACTGCCTTGGCACGATCACCGAAGATCTCGTATGCCTGAACGATGTGAACCAGACGACGGGTGCTGATGATCTCATCAATACCACCATCATAGAAGGTCTTACGGATGATGTCTGCCCAGTCGCACAGGCGCTGGTTGAACTCAGAATCGCTGCAGAGGCGATCAAGGATCTTCTGCTCAGTCGCAGGGGTGGGGTAGGACTGCTCGAAGGTCACAGGGAAACGCTCAAGGAATGCTTCGTTGAGGACGTTGGTGCCCACGAAGCGACCGTCGTCAGAACCCTTACCCTTAGTGTTAGCGGTAGCAATCACAGTGAAACCAGCAGCAGGTTTGACATAGCGACCGATCTTCTTGAGGAAGACACCCTTGCCTTCTAGAATGGACTGCAGGCAGAGGATCTTGTTAGAGGCGAGGTCGATCTCGTCCAGAAGGAGCACTGCTCCACGCTCCAGTGCTTCGATGACGGGACCGTTATGCCATGCAGTGTTCCCATCAACAAGCCTAAAACCACCGATAAGGTCATCTTCATCAGTCTCAATAGTAATGTTTACACGAATCAACTCACGACCCAGCTGGGCACATGCCTGCTCAACACCAAAGGTCTTACCATTACCAGAGAGACCAGTGATGAAGCAGGGATAGAAAATACCAGACTTGATGATCTTTTTGATGTCACTGAAGTTCCCGAACGGGACAAAAGTATCGTCTTTCTGAGGAGTAAGGTCTTGAGTCTCCCGCTCGGTAACAGCGATAGGGCTCTCCTGGTAGGTCTGCTCAAGACGCTCACGCACCGTCAGATTCCAAGAACCACGCTTGACTTTGTACTGCTCAAGATGACGAGTAACCGTGGGGTAAGAGACACCACGATCACGAGCAAATGCTTTCACGTCAGCAGCGGTGATCTCGTTGCCGAACTGAGAGCGAAGTTCGTCGATGAAGTTGGAAGTCATTGGTGGTTGCCTTGATTGGTATGTATATAAGATACACGAAAAAACCCGCCTCTGGGGCGGGCGTGGACAGTTTGCAAAGTGGTCATACCCAGGACGGTTTGCGATCTGGCATACGCAGATAGTTATCCTTAACCCAAGGTTTGGATGCAATGTACATTTTGTACGCCTCGATCGTACTAATTGTACGATCTAACTTATATTCATCTGGCATGGCACGAACAAAGGGAGTAACCCTATCAAGCTTACCTTTGGGAAACAAATAGTATGCTTGTATTAGTGTGTTCTGGCATGAGTGGGTTTTATTGTACCTAAGAGTATATTCGTCACACAGATTCAATCCCCACTTGATGAGCCAGTAGGCGTTATCCACGGTGTCTGCCGCCCACTTTGTACACGGATGATTGCGGAAGGCACCCTTCTCTGTCTTATAGGGCGTCCCGTCCGCCTTTCCCAAAGTTCCGTAAGAGTGATACCAAGGAGAAGCAATAATGCTAAGCATTTGACAACACTCCAACGGCATCTTAACGATATGTTTGTCAGGAAGGCAAATCGCACTTTCAGCAGGGAATGGATGTGTTACGAATATGTTCATTCTAAAGGTCGTACAAATTCATTACAGATAATGTCCGTCGCATGGAGGACCATCTTCATATAGTCTACTGCCTTTTTGGGTTCAGTGTGGTCACCGCAAGTAAAAACGTCACACACTGCCATACCCAACTCTGGCCAAGTGTGAATGCTGATGTGACTTTCAGCAAGCATTGCCACACAAGTTACACCCTGAGGATCAAACTTGTGTGAGTTGAGAGCAAGAAGAGTTGAATTACATTGCACGGATGCGTGATAAACAACGTCTCTAATATAACTCTCATCGTCAATAAGAACTGAAGAACAACCTTTAAGTGTAAAAAGAATGTGTCTCATGCGATGCGCTCAATAAAAGAAGAAAGGATTTTTTTGTTTGTCTTTTTAGCACCCAAGGACTTCTTGAATGCAGTACGAATTTGAGACTTGGATGCGTCCTCAGCAACTTCAAAAGAAGAATCTGCAGACAGAGCATTCACATGCATCGCATACTGAATGGTGTAGTAGGAGGAGAGGCAAATGAAAGATTTGTTCTTTCTCCAATGGGCATCAGCTTTCTCGTATTCATTATAATTATACCCCAAACACTGCCGTTTGAAACGTGACCACTCTCCGTTGGACAGCAAACGGATGTTCATGAACTCACACTCAGGGAAACGATCCCGAAGTTGAGTGACAAAGACATCAGTCTGGTCATAAGATCCGTCAAACTCATAGGTCTTTCCAGTCTTACGATCCCGAAGGAAGGTGTCATTGTTGATGCGAGAACGGATGTAGGTGTAACCATTACCGTTGTAACGCTTGACCTTCTTCATGTAACAGACAGGATAACCTTCACCGTCAGTCAAGTTGATGACATGAATTTTCTGAGCACCAGTGCGTTCTTTGAACTCTGGAATCAGAGTGTTCATGGCAATCATTGCCTCATTGAGGGGAGTGCCAGAGAGGGTGAACTGGTAAGGACCACCAGGCGAATGCACGGGACCCCAGTTGCCAGCAAGACGGAACAGGTTCCGAGCATGTTCCTCATGGGTCTTGTTGTTGACGCGACTGGTCAGGACATTCACCATCCTGAAGTTGCGGACGAGGATCTTGTGATCTTCACCAATCTCATCAAGGTCATACTCTTCCTTGTGATAGCTATCGGTGAAAATATACACGTCATAAGCAATACCAACCTTGCGGCAGAACTGAACCAAGGTCAGCAGCTGCTTGGTAGTTTCAAAGATGCAATCACCCATAGAACCAGACCAGTCAAGGTTGAAGATCAGTCCATGGTTCTTACCCTCAGGAGTAACGGTGATCTTCTTGAAAAGATCTTCGTTGTACTTGTAGGTATGCAGTTTGGTGCAGTCAAGGACACCAGTGCGAGCGGTAGAAGAACGAGCATACGAATCTGCTGCCTTCTTACACTCAAACTCCTTTACCAGATAGTTGACTTCCTTGAGGACGTTGGACTTGTACTTACGATACTCATCGTCAACCCAGATGCAGTTCCTGTCAACGTAATACTCAGAGAGGACGCTCTGGCAGTCACGGTTACTGACAACAACATCGTCAATGCTGTCGGGCAGTTCCAAGTAAGTGGTGTTGGTCCTACCGTGGTTGACCAACTGCTCCAGTGCCTGCTCGAAGTTGTCAGCAGTCTTTGCCTCTACAGGTTCGTCTTCGTTACGACCAGGACCATCACCATCAACCTTCTCTTCGGTCTCTTCTTCGCCTTCTTCCTCACCTTCCTCACCGCCGTCATTGCGACTGGACTGAGGAGTGGTGGAAGATTGCCCCTCAGAGGATCCACCACTCTCAGAAGACTGAGGAGGGTTCTGAAGGTCATCAACCTTCTCCTGCTCCTGCTTTACCTTCTCGGTGCAGAAGTCATACAACTCTTTAGCAAAGGCAATAACCTCATCAAAGGTCTCAAGTCGATCAGCACGTTTGACAAACTCTTTCTCTTCTTCGTCAAAAGGAACGTTGATGTAGTTACCGATCTTGAAGTACAGATTCAGTTTGTCTGCAAGATTGAACGTAGAGAGGTCGTCGTCACCAATGCCGAAGAAGTCTTTGTCCGAGAGAATGCTGTAACCCTTGTAGAAGGTCTTGGCAAGACCAGCGTAGCGACGCTTCATCAACTTCTCGATACGAATATCCTCAACGATGTTGACGAACTGCATCGGGACCTGACCCTCAAAGGACCAGTCGTTAGGGGTATACAGTGCATGACCCACCTCATGCGAGATCAGGAGGTCGATCACAACACTCTCTGCCTTGTCCCACACAGGCAGCGTGAGGACCCGACGCTCAACGTCAAAGGATGCAGTATCTACCTGGCGGTGTTCGACAACAAGGTCTTCAGTGGCAAGCAGGCGAGCAAGATGGTCTTTGACGGTGTGCATTGGGTTCCTCTCGTACCCACATACAATAAGACCCCCGACGCTTGTCGGAGGTCTTGGTGTGACACTTTTTAAAGTGGCGCAGGGCTTCACGCCTTGCCCTCATCGCTTGCGGTTTGAGGTGGCGCTTCTGATCCTTTTTACTGTGGTGTTGCCAGTTCGGTACTCTCATGTGCCAGGTGGAATAGTTCGTCTAGTATAGCACCCAACTCCCTGTAGCGGGGTTGGTTGTTCACAGATCGAGATTGTTCCTTGCGAACGATCGCTTCAACCTCTTGCCATTGTCTCTCAGTCACGTTGTCTCCAGTCATCAGATTTATCTTGACGAAACCAGTCTACGATTTCGTCAGCACTTTGGAAACCCGTTCTGTGGTTAGATGGATCAGGGTCTCCGATGTCCATCTTATTCATAAAATCGTCAAGACTGCCCTCCTCCATTTCTGGATTCATTGCCGTCCGACGAGCTTGTCTGAGCATAGAGGCAGCAGACCTGTTTGCTTTAGCAATCTTGTCTGCCCAAATCATATCATCCAACCCGACTTCATCACCTGTGACAATCTTTTTACAAATGGCTTCAAGTCGAAGTCTGTATTGGGTTGATAACATATGATCCCCTAATCACAATTATATGTAATATTTATTGCTCTATCGATACAACCGAGAAGTTTTGCTTCTTCTCAACCGTAACAATACTATGGAATTTATCTTGCATAATGTCTGGTTTATGCGAGATAACAAACACGTTGCTGTCTTCTGAGAAAGTTCTTAAGATCTTCATGAAGTCATCAGTGCCAGAAACATCGAGACTGCTATCGAAGATCTCGTCAAGGATGAGGAGGTTAGTGTTTGCACTGTTCTTCATCTTGGCGATGGTCCTCCAGGTAAACAGGAGTGCCAGATCAATTCTCATCTTCTCACCTTCCGAGAAGGAAGAGTAAGAGAACTCATCTCGGAATCTGGACTTGATCGTTTCTTCAAAGTTTTCATCTAACTCAAAGGAAACATAGAAGTCCAGTTCTTTGAGATATCGATTAATCAACTGGTTCATCACGGGGAGGTATCGTTTGATAATCCCTGCTTTGATTCCAGTATCTTTCAACATGTTAGCAATGACATCAAAGTTATCACGGGATTTTTTCTTCCCAGATAGTTCACTCTCAACTGTCATTCCTTCACGAGCAAGTTCTTTTAGTTTATCTTGCTCGCGTTTGAGGTTTGCCCCGCCACCATTTGTCTGTTCGATAGACGCTTCAATTTTTTGTATAGCGTCTTGCTTCCACTGGATTTCCCTATTATGGGAAGAGACTTCGTTCTGAAGATCTTGGACCTTTTTAAGAATACCTTGCTTCTCTTTGACAGAACTAGAGATATCATCGATTTTCTTTTGAAGGTCCAAGGAAGCTTTTTCTAATTCAGTAATAGACTGAGTAATATCAGTCTTCTTACTTTCTCTAAGTTCCTCAGTAATACTCTGCTTACAAGTGGGACACGTATCATTCTTATCGAAGAATTTATAATCGCGTTTAAAAGTCTTATGCTTGTCTTGGAACTTAGATTCGTAAACTCGTAGAGTAGCGAGTTCGTCTTCTATTGTATCATACTGCTCTAAGTCTGTTTGTAACTTGGAGCACATCTCAAGATCGGAGGTAACTAATCCATTGATGAATTGGATTTGTTCCTTGAGGGTATCGATCTCTTTTCCCCTTTGAACATTGCTTGCAGATGCCTGCTCTTTGAGATCTGCAATGAAACGCTGCTGCATTTCAACCTTCTCTCTAGCAATGTCAAACTTATACTCGTAGTCACGAATAGAATCTTTCAGAGACTTAACTCGATCCTTGAGTAGGGTGTTCATCGTAGAGAAGATCTTGATGTCTAGAAGATCTTCAATCACTTCTCTACGATTGGCAGGGGTCAGTTGCATGAATGGAACAAAGGTGGATGACCCGAGGATCACAACCTGCGTAAAGGACTTGTAGTTAAGTTTCAGTACGCTCTGTTCCAGATGCTTCTGTTGGTCAGCGGCAGATGCCTCTTGATTCTGCATCTTGCCATCGATGTAGATTTCAAATAGTCCAGGTTTAATTCCTCGACGAATTTTATATTCACGAGAACCAATACTAAACTCTACTTCGACTAGGCAATCCTTTTCGTTAATCGCATTGACCAGTTGTGGTTTATTGATCTTACGAAAAGGTTTGTTGAACAATGCAAAACAGATAGCGTCCAGCATAGTGGACTTACCTGCACCATTGGATCCAACAATCAGAGTAGAAGGACTTCCGTCAAGACGGATTTCAGTGAATGCATTACCAGTAGAAAGAAAGTTCTTCCAACGGATTGACTTAAAGAGGATCATAAACGATAAAAAATTAATCTTCCCTAGGAGGTATCACTATGTCATCAGGAGTAATAACATAGTATTCAAAACCGTGGCTCACACAAGCACGAATGACATCATCATCGTCCACTTCTACCACTGACATTTCTGGAAAGTCATCTGCTTCCAGAAGACCAGCATAGCGCACTGCGTCGTCTTTGTCAACAAAGATGTACACAACCCTCTCGCCATCGTCATTATGGGCAGCATAGGCACCCTCTTCTTCCTGACCTGAGACAGCGAGTATAAACATCAAACCAACTCCAGTGCTTCTACGTACAGTGACTTAAGAATACTCTTAAGAGAGTTCTTATCGGAGTGCTCCATGTCATCAACATACCTCTCAAGTATAGTCAAGGTATCTTCTTTTTCAATATCAATCTCTTCGTTGATGTCTTGCTCGAAGGAAGGATCTTCGATGATCTTTACTTCGAGAACACCAGCAGCATAGAGTTGACTTAAGAAGAAATCAAATTTACTAGAATCTGTTTTCTTCTCTATGACAATCTTGATAATCTTGTTTGAGTAATCCGAATACTTGAACTTAGAAATATTTACACTAGTTTCATCGTAGTAGATCTTGTCATAGATCTCAAACGGATTACGGATAAACTCTCGCTCTAGAGTGTCGGTGTCGAAGATGTGGAATCCACGGGGATCTTTATAGTCGTTCCAGTAGATTTGATAGGGGTTTCCGAGGTAGTGGACGTTTCCTCTGGAAGATCGGTGATGGTAGTGACCAGACATGACCGATTTGAACTTCTGAAATAACTCGCTGCCCATACCGTGGTCCATGATGTGTCCTCGATGAGCTTCAAATCCGTTGAGCTCAAGGTGCCCCATCGCACAGTCGCAATTTGTTTCTTCAATAAGTTGGAGAGTTTTTTCAGCATTGTTTTGATTGATCCATGGAATAAACAAAATACCCAGTCCGCCGATATTCACTTCGGTTGGGTCAGAGTACACCTTAATATTATCATACTGCCCTAGCAGGTTATCTAGGGTATTGATCTCATTGGTGTCTTTAAAATATGCAGTGTGGTTACCCACAACAGAATAGATGTTGATACCCATCTCGTTAAGACGGTCGTAGTAGTTCTCTCGTGCCCACTGGATAGACCACAGGTCAACGTTCCTACGATTGTCAAAGGTATCTCCCAGATCGAGAACCACTTTGATTCCACGCTCTTCGAGAGTGGGGAAGAAAACTTCATTATAAAATTTCAAGAAGAAGTCGTGGAACACACGACTAGACTTACGAGCACCAAAGTGCTGGTCAGTGATAATAGCAACTTTCATCGAGTACGCATCAGAGGGGGCAGTTTTCCAGTCATGTCAATGCCAAAGAAGTTTAGGGTTAAACGCTCCTTGGTTCCAAAGGTTTGGACACCATGATGGGTTTGTCCAGAGAACATCACTAGTCTATTATACACGTTCTCAACCTTTACGGTTTCGATGTATTGGTTGTGAACTCTGTCGTAGATCTCATCATACTCTTCTTGAGTTTTGTCCAGTGTTCCCAGGTACAACTTCTCTTTGACGGAGA